TCCGTCAATCATCTCTCACCTTCTTTTACTCCGCAGCTAAAAACTTATTGATAAAGTACTGCTGTCCTTTTCCTGTAACTTTTGGAGTACGAGTAATTCTGTTACATCCATTTCCATCAATATGGACCGATTCTTTAATTTCAAAAAGTCCCATATCCATACTTTTTTGAGTTGGCATGTTCCAGTCGTTCCCCTTTTGTTTAATCAGATAACCGTTATTTCTCAGCCATTCAAACAGTCTTCTTTGTCCGGTCTCCACTCCATTCTGTTTTAGAATCTTAGCTAATGCTCCGACCAGAATCGATGTATTTGCAGCTGTGATCGCATGTCCTAAAATTGCTTGTGGCTTCATACGTTCGTTTTTCTCCTGCAACAATCTGTTCTTTTCCCTCTCTTCTTTAAGAGCTGTAAAGGCTTTGATTGCCATTTCTGGATTATCAATCAGTTCATCAACTGCATACATCCCATGTTTCCTGATCTGTGGTAATACTTCCGCTGTTACCCAATGCTTGAATCTCTTCGCATTCGGCATCTTACTTGAAAGGATTAAGCTGTAAAGACCTGATTCATTGATAAATATTACTTCTCTATTCTGACCTGACAGAACGATTCGTTCGGTCAGCTTATCTTCTTCATCAACGTGATCTCTTACGGCCTTCGGTGTGTTTGTATAGCCGAGAATCCCTGCTACATCCTTACCAACAAACATTACATCGCCGTTTATTGTAGCTGTTCTTACAGAACCAAATTCTTCTGATTTAAACGATTCTAATTCCATTTTTCTTTTCCCTCCTATTTATTTTGATTTTTTGTTGAATTTAATTCACTATTCTTTTTAAAAAAAATTTCGTCTCTTTCTTTTGTAGTTAGATGTAATGTTGCTTGTAATGACGAAATCTCGGAGGCCTTGAATTCACCTAATCCCTTTAACCTGTTATACAATGTCTCTCTGAGCATTCCAGATTTTTCAGCCACTGCTTTAAAGCTCATTCCAGAGTCATTAATCTTATCAGTCAAGGCTTTCATATCGACCATTTTCTTTTTCTCCTTTCTTTGTTGAATTTTAATCACACTCATAATATAACACTAGCGTGAATATCCGTCAACACTTTTTCATAATTTTGTTGAAATTCTTTCACACTCATGGTATATTAATATCAGAAAGGCGGTGACTAAATGATTGATCTATATAGGAATATTCGAAAATTTAGAATCGAACATAAAATGTCTCAAGATACACTTGCTAAGTTGACTGGTTACACGAGTCGATCATCCATTGCAAAAATTGAAAAAGGTGAAGTAGATTTGCCTTTATCAAAAATAGAAGCCTTTGCGGACGCATTAAATGTTGAACCTTCAGAACTTATGGGGGACACTTGGGAAGATGATGTTATAAATTCTTCGCGGCTCGATGTCGCTGAACATTTCGACGGTGATCCCTTCTTGATAGCCAAAGCTATGGAAGCAGAGAAAAATGACGCTCTATCAAATCAACCAGAACTAAATAAACGAGACTCAAAACAAATAGAAGAAATCCTACAGCAGACCAAGGACAAACTAACATCCCAAGAAGGATTAATGTTCGATGGTGATCCTGCTTCTCCCGAAGCAATCGAGTCTATTCTAAATGCAATGGAAATTGGTATGGAGATGGCAAAGAAAAAGAACAAGGAAAAATACACACCTAAAAAATATAAAAAGGACTGATGTGAATGGACATAAAAAAGATTGTAAATTCGCTTGTCAAGAAACATAAAACAAGAAATCCCTTTGAGATCATCAAAGGGCTAAATGTTATCCTTGTGCCGGTGCCACTTGAGGGTGTCAGAGGATTTTATCAATATTTCCAAAGAAATAACATTATTTATATTGATGATTCTCTTCCAGAACATGAACAGATTCTTGTCTGTGCACATGAATTAGGACATATGTTACTACATAAAAAAGCTAACGCTCTCTTCATGGATACATATACCGGATTTAATACAACAAAGTATGAAAAAGAAGCCGATCTGTTCGCTATGGAGCTGTTAGTATCAGATGAAACAATTCTAGAATTTCAAGAATATACAACTGAACAAATTGCACTCGCTCTTGGGTACACTGAGAAACTAATTAAGTTAAGATTAAAATCAAAATGAAGGGAACGTAATGGGGTTATTAAATTCAATATTTGGAAACAACGAATTAAATGATAAGATTCAGGAATTAGAAAATTCTAATTTAGAAATGCAAAAAAACAATTGCTAATCTTGAAATCGAAAAAGCTAAATTGGAATCATTACTCACTCCAGAAATGCAAGATCTAGAATCATTAAAAAAGCAACTTGCTAAATCTCAGGTTGAATTTGCACATCAAAAAATAATACAGGAACAAAAATTAAAAGAACAATATGACAAATATATGTCTGAAATTACTAAACAAAAATCACTTATTGTTGCATACAATGATGAAATTAATGAGTTACAATCAACCATAAAAGGACTAAAGAAATCTATAATCACATTTTCTGATGAAATCTTAGTTCAAGACTTTGGATTATATGAACCGCGATATTCTTTTCTTAATGCGGATTCTTATAAAGCAGAACTTACGAATATACGCAATATGCAAAAAGCCATGATCAAAGACGGGTCTGCGGTATCTGGTAGTGCCGACTGGCAAGTCAATGGAAGTGTCGTCAGAGGACGCAAAATGATAAAGGACATGCAAAAACTATTGCTCCGTGCATTTAACAGTGAGTGCGATGAAATTATTAATAAGATAAAATACAATAACTACAATTCCTCTGTTAAAAAAATGGAACGAAGCTTTAATGCAATTGCTAAATTAGGAGTAACAATGGCTATTTCCATAACTTCTGACTATTATGATCTAAAAATCCAAGAGCTTCAATTATCATTGGAATATCAGATTCAAAAGCAACGTGAGAAAGAAGAAAAAGCCGAATTAAGAGCCCAACAACGTGAAGAAGCACGATTGCAAAAAGAACTTAAGGAACAACGCAAAAATATTGATAAAGAACGTAAACATTATGAACAGGCCCTTTCTAATATTAATAAGCAATTATCCTCTTCTTCTGATGAAGATACTGAAGATTTAAATAAAAAGAAAGAGGAAATTATACAGTCTTTATCTGACATTGATACCAAAATCAAAAATATCGACTATAGAGAAGCTAACCAAAAAGCTGGATATGTATATGTAATTTCTAACATTGGATCATTTGGCGAAGGAATATATAAAATCGGAATGACACGAAGATTAAATCCTCAGGAACGAGTTGATGAACTTGGTGATGCTTCTGTTCCTTTCAAATTTGATGTACATGCTATGATATTTTCAGAAGATGCTCCAGCTCTGGAAGCAAAATTACATAAAGCTTTTGAAGATCGAAAATTAAATCTTGTAAACCAACGAAGAGAATTTTTTAAAGTTTCTCTGGATGAAATTAAAGATGTTGTCAAAAATAATTTTGATAAAACCGTAGAATTTGTCGAAGTTCCTGATGCCGATCAATACAGGATTTCTTTAAAAATGAAAGAAACTATGCAAAAACAAGCATGATTCATAATTTTTTTTAAAAAAACAGCTACCAGCTATCCAAATAATAAAAATCCAGTAACAATTTTCAATAATTTTAACAAGAATACTTGACAAGGCTCAAGAAACTATCTTATATTTTAGCGAATGGCTGATGATCGGCCGTAAAAGAGCCTTGGATAATATCTATTCCAAGGCTCTTTTTGCATTTATATAATTTTATGCAAAATAATTTTGTCAGAGTCTGACAAAGTTACTTTATAACACTTTTCACATAGGAGAATAATGTATGGATACAATTTTACATAAAATTTCCCATAGTAATAAAATGCCAGTATTATTTATTGGCTCTGGTATTTCCAAGAGATATCTTTGGAAATATCCTAACTGGAATGAATTGCTTAAATTATCCTTTTCTCAGTTCTGTAAAGATGACTTTCAATTTCAAAAATATGTTGATACCTTTAAACGTCAAGGTTTCTCCGATTTTGAAATAAATACAGCTCTTGGAACCGTAATTGAAAAAGAATATAATAACGCATTTTACGACCGCAAAATAAAATTGAAAGTTGGGAATATCCGAAACCCTAGTTGGGTAAAGCGTGGAATATCTCCATATAAAATGTTTCTTGCTAACTATTTTAAGAAAATGAAGCTTAACCGCAATCCAGAATTATTAAAAGAATTAGAAGAATTTAAAAAACTAAAGAACAAAATTTCTGCTGTTATTACAACAAACTATGACTTATTTTTAGAAAAATATATTTTTCCAGATGATTACACTGTTTTTACAAGACAGCATGAATTATTTTCTAAGGATAGTTATAATATCGCAGAAATCTATAAAATTCATGGCTCTGCAAACGATGCTAATACTATTATGATCACGGAAAAAGATTATGATGAATTTAATGAATCCAGAAAATTATTTATTGCAAAACTTTTGATCCTATTTTCTGAATCACCAATTATTTTTATGGGTTATTCTTTTACAGATGAAGATATTCAGTCAATCATTACTGACTTCTTATCATGTTTAACATCTGACGAATTAGAAAATATTGAAGAACATTTTATTTTTATTAGCTATAAGGAAAATCAAGAAAATTTAAATGAAATCAACCGCGTTATCACAACAAAGAACGGCAATGATATTCCAATTACAGAAATAGCGACTGATAATTTTCTTGAAGTATTTAAAATTTTAAATGAAATTACCCCTGGTATTTCTCCTAAAAAAATTCGTGAAACTAAGAAAATTGTTAAAAAAATT